ATATTAATTTTTACATAAGCATCATTAATAGTTTCGAGATCGTAATCACAACCATCATCCCATGTTAGTTTATGATAAAATCTTAATTTATTCTCGATAAATGTCCATGAACGATCTGTTGTATCAAAGATCCAAAAACCTTGTTTAACTAAAGCGTCAGTCCACATTAGTTGGTAAGGTATACCTATGTAATGTATATTAGCTATTTTATTCTGCGAGTGATAGTGTCCTGAAATAACTTCTTTCCAGTTGCTAAAATCAGTAGCTTTATGACCGTCATGAGATATTCTACCAGGAAACAACATAGCACCTTGAGTCTCTAAATGACCTACTAAGATATCTCCACCTTTTTTAATTACTTCATTTATCTCATCTACATTATCTTTACATATCCAAGGTATAAGGGTCATATCAATACCATCAAAGTTTAAAACTGTAGGTTTGCTGTAATAATTTATATGGTCTTCGATAAGTATCTGTTGAGGTGAATTCATTTCTAAAGAATGACGTAGAGGTATATCATGATTACCAATTATACCATGTACAACACAACCCAACTCAGCTGCTTTTTCTACAAAGACTTGTTTTTGAAATGACATTGTTTGTAGGTTAATCCATTTACGATTATCAAAATAATCCCCTGTCTGGATAATAGTTTTGATACCACTATCTTTAATATAAGGCCAGAAAACTTTTTCAAAAAACTTTTGTTGCCATCTCTGTATTACTTGATTAGAGTTACGACAACCAAAATGTGTATCACCTAAAAACGCTATTTTCATTTCTTATCTTTCTTTGATTTCTTAGTTGGTCTTAAAGGAGTACCACCTTTATAAGCTGCTCTAGATTCTTTTGTATAACCTGTACGTAAAGTAAAACCACCTTTACCTTTCTCTACTTTTTGACTTTGTAATTCATCTAGCTTTTGATCTGCAATTGATCGCGCATGCTGATCGGATACATCCATAAACTCTTGATCACCCATGACAGAGACTTCTGCTTCTTGAATTAACCTTAAATTAAGTTCATATTTTTTCTTTTCATTTTTAATAGTCTGTATCATATGACTAAACAATATTTGAGTCACATATGCAAACCCGTTATCAAACCGACTTCCGTCGAAGCGGTACATATATTTCATAGCGCCTAAAATAGCATTTTGTACCATTTCGTCTCTATACATGTAGCCTTTAAAGCGAGGTGTAAGCGATAGCCTATTAGACATTTTTACTACGCACTCACCTAGATATCTAGACATAGTAGGTCTTTCTTTACCTTCTGAAATAGCTTTTTTACATGCTTGGCTATATTCATCCAACGCTAGAGTAAACTCAATATTGTTTACGTAGTGTGTATCGCCGGGTTTTTGTCTTGTTCTTTTTTCTGTCATAGGTCTATAGTATTGATTTTATAATCAAACTCCTCGTTGGTATAATATTTGAATCTTTCATTTGAATGTCTCAATGCAAAATTATCTCTTGATTTATATTTTAAGTCGTCTATAATATCGAACACAGTAGCTGTCTGACCATTATCTGCTTTACGCAAGATACGTCCTATTGATTGTAGTACTTTTATCTTTGATTTTGTAGGGTGAGCGAAGATAAGATTATGAAGGTTTCGTATATTAACACCAGTACTAAAGACACCCAACGACGCCACAATAACGACATCATCTCTTTCAGCCATCTGTCTAACCGCTTCTCGCGAATCTTTATCTGTCTCACCTGCAACATAATAGAGTTTCTTTTCCGTATCAATACTCTCATATATTTCTTTACCGTGTTCAATTCTTAAAAAGACTACTAATGTGTTACCGGGTAATGTAGAAGCCATCTTAGCGATTAGATTATTTCTTTTCTTATGATTTACAATAAATTCTACTTCTTCATTATACGTCATATCTTTAACTTTTTTACGATCTGCTTCTTCATACTTTAATTGAAGTAGGCGAATATTCATCTGAGATACTTGATCTCTCTCCATGAGTTCTTTTGTAGTTATAAGTTTTGTTACAGATCCAAAAAGTCCTTTTAACACCAACTCGTGCGTCTTAGTGTCTTGTAGAGTACCAGTTAAGCCTATTCTATCAGGACATATAAGCATTTTATTCATGATAGATTGTATTGATTTAGATTGTGCGTGATGTACTTCATCTACTACCACTGATCCAAACTTTGCGAACCAAGAAGCGGGTAGCTTATGGATTGATTGCCAGGTCGATACAACAACTCTGGTGTCTGGATCTTTGTCTGCTCCAGCGGTAATTCCTGCAACGTCATCAAAACTCCCATTGCTATAATTATGAAAATCGCTGATAAGCTGCCCAACAAGGGAAATAGTCGGAACAATAATAAGTATTTTTCTGTCATGTATCTCTCTCCACCATCTCATAAGACAGTAAACAATTAATGATTTACCTGATGCTGTAGGTGAAAGTATTAAAGCTCTTTGTTTTTCTATACCAATTCTTACAGCTTCGTATTGATAGTCTCTTATCTCAAACGGAAGTTTAAGAGCACTAATAAAGTTATCTAAAATTACATCATCTAAAGCTTGCTCTCTACCTGGAAAATTATATTCACTACCTTCGAAGTAGCATTCAACATCCATATCGTTAGCAAATTTAGTTATATCACCTGTTAACCCTGCATAGATAGTACTATCTCTTAGATTAGCAAGTCTTATTTTACCATCCCAAAATTTACTTTTGTATTGAGGTGTAAACTCAGCTCCTGGTACTTTAAAAGTAAAGTAATCGCTCAACATTCTAAGGTCACTCTTGTCACCTTTGAACTCGAGATATACATCGTTCTTCTTATAAAATGTAATCATAAACTACCCGAGGTAAATCTAATCCAATCAATAGCGTTTTTTATTGATTGATTTCTCCACTTGACTTGCTCTAAAATATGATTTAGGCCTTCAAGTAAGATGTTTATATACTCTATTTTTTGCTCAATTTGAACAACTGCAGGATCTGTATTGACATGTTTGTCAATTCCTGCTTTAGTTTTAAGTTTAAGATCAAAAGGTTTTTCTTTATACTCATCAGAAGTAGCTTGACCTGAATAATAGAGCTCTTTATCTTTTTTTATTTCTTCTAACTTATGTGTATACGCAATCTTTTTAGCCTTAAGATCCATTAGTTGTGAAAGATATTTATGATGTAACTTAGGTGCATCAGTTGCTGCTGAGTCTAGCGCTGTCTTATCTATAGGAGCATCTTCTTCCCACATCGCTAAAAGTTCTTCATGAGTTAACATTTTTATACCTTCCATACGAATCTCAACAAGTCTATTATAAATAGTTTAATGGTAAAGTTCTTTACTAATTCAAATCAAACTCCCGGCCTTTCAGGCAATGGGAGTTTTTTTATTTTAACCCCTAGGAGCATATTTTAATGGCACGAGCTAAAAAGAAAGACACTTTTGTAAACGAGATTCAATCTTCATCCGCCTTCCATATTCAACCTAAAAATTCTACTCAGCAATACTTACTCGATTGTATTAACGAGTCTGTAATGACTATTTGTATTGGACCTGCAGGTACAGGTAAAACATTTTGCACAGGTATGAAGGCTGCTCAACTTATACTTAAAGGAGGTTATGATAAAATAGTATTAACAAGACCTAATGTGTCTACCGGTAGATCGTTAGGTTACTTTCCTGGTTCTGTAGAAGAAAAAATGACGCCATGGCTTAAACCTATTATGAATGTACTTCAAGACGGTTTAGGAAAAGGTCGTTATGACTACATGGTTTCGAAAGAGCAAATTCAAATCCAACCTATAGAAACTATCAGAGGTAACTCTTTTGAAAATTGTATTATTATTGTAGATGAATCTCAAAATTTAAACATGTCAGAGATTAAAGCTATTACTACTCGCATAGGAGAAAATTCTAAATTAATTCTATTAGGAGATCCGGCTCAATCAGATGTACATGACGGAGAAGCTTTAGATGACTTTGTTGAAATGTGTCATCATTATGGTATCGAAGCTCCTATTGTAAGGTTTACAACTGATCATATTGTACGATCTGATATAGTTGCACAGCTAGTAAAAATGTTTGCTAGAAATAAAATCTAAAAAAGTAAAGGAAGTGAGAAAAATCACTTCCTTTTTCTTATAATCTGTACAGCTGTTTAGGATGTACTAAGCCCCAGAGACCATATAATGCATGGGGTTAACTTATAAACATACTTGCTATAACAGGACCGAAGGAAGATACCATCCATCCTAATGCTCCTATTGCAATTATTCCGAATACGATCCATTTCTGTTTCATATCATCAACTTTAATTTTTAAACCTAAGAATTCGTTACCTAATACTCTTAACGAAACTTCAAAGCTTCCTTCATTATCCATTTCTTTTCTTCTTTGCTCTTCCAGCTTTCATATTAGCCATCCAATGAGCTAACTGACCTTTACGTCCACCTTGCTTAGCTACTTTTCTAAGATTAGATACTGATGATTTTGTAGGGACACCATGGCGTTTACTATCACCTTTATCTTCAGGGTTCTTACCATCCTTAAAGTTCTCAGTAAACGTTTTAAAATCCATTACCATTGTTTACAGCTCCAGTATCTAGCCATATCTTTTGGACCTGGGTTATCACAATTGTGCCTTGCTCTAAAAGACTTTTTTCTAGCTGGGTTATCAGCTTTAATTTCCATATTAGGGTCACCAAAGTTAACCTTAACTGTATTACCTTTTGCATTTTTTACATAAACGGATCTCTTTTTAGGGCCACCAGGAGTAAGAAAAGGTTTGTTAAGAGTAACATTTTTCTTTTTACCTTCTTCATCTTCGTAAATAGCTTGCTCTTCTATTTCATTCCATTCATTTACTACTACCTTATCGTAGAATGGATTATTACCTGTTAAAATACTCATAAGAACCTCTTATAACTTATCGTTGTTTAATGTACCGTTAGTGTACGTTTGATTTTCAAAGTATAAGTATCTAAAAGAAACATTACTTTGAATGTAATCTATATTTGTTGAACTTGCATCGTATGTTGGACCATCTAAACTAATAGGAAAACAACCTACAAAATTCCAATGTACTAAAGGATTATTACCATCATCACATCCAAAGACTGTAATATTAGCAGTCGTTTTATTCCATCCAGTTGTACCTGCTTGATCTCCTACAGCTGTATATTCTGTATATTGATCTGGTCCTTCTGGTGCATTTATACCTTTAATCCAGTTTAATATTGATCTGTAATTATTGAAAGTTTTATCTACCAGGAAAGTAAAATCTAAAGTAGAGTAATCTAAACCATCACCAGGTAAAAATGATCTTGAAGAGTTCATTCTATTGGGTAGCATAACTTCACCACCAGATACATTAGGTATAGTTAAGCCTTGTAGATTGAATACTACACTGGGTAAATTTTCTGCTACCGCGTAAAAGTTTTGTGGAGCTACGTAACTTAGCTCAGGTATACTTGTCGCTACTGTGTTATAATTAATTGCCATGTTATATTTATACCAAAAAAAGAGCCAGCAAAAGCTGGCTCTTCTAAAAGAATCGAATTCGACTTAGACGTTGTCGATACGGAACTTTCTGTAGTAGACGTTGGTGTTATGAGCAACCAAGCCTTGTGACTGGATTGCAGACGGGTTAGCGAATGGGTTTGAAACCATACCGTAACGAGTCTTAAATCCAATTTTTGGCTGGAATGTCTCTTGTGCAACTGCACGAACCATTTGCAATGGAACGTATGGGCAATAGAACATACCTGCGTCCATGTTGTTTGAACCCTTATAACCAACAACAGCGTAATCACCTGCAGTTGCATATGGGTCTACATAGACCTTCATACGACCGTTCAATGTACCTGCAAACACACCTGATGTTACATCTACATTAAGGTTGTCGCTAAGACCTGATGAATAGTCTAGAAGACCAGCCATTGTCAAGCTTGAAGCAACGTTTGCTGAGCAAAGTACGAAGTTACCTTTACCACGGCGAGTTTCGAAAGCAACTTTGTTAGCTTCCTTTTCAAGCTGTAGCATAAGACCTTTTTGACGCTCAACTGACCAACGGCCTTGACCGTCAGCAATGAGATCAAATACACCGTTATTTGTTAAACCGTCTGCACCGTACTTAGCTTGGCTAACCATTGTGCGAACAACTTCACGGTTGATTTCAGCAAGGATCTCAGTTGACAGAATGTTTGACAATTCTGCTTCTGCGTCCAAACCATGAACAGCTTTAAGGTCTTGTACCAATTCCATTGTGTACTCACTCTTGAGCGCACGTGTCTTTGCTTCGACAGCTGTACGTTCGATTGTGAATGACATTTCACGGAAGTTGTCCCCTTCACCTTCTCTGGTAGTCATACCAAATGGTGATGTACCTTGTGTGCTCATTCCTGAAGGAACATAGTCACCAGTTTCTGGATTAGCACCAGCCTGATTAGCTACTTCCAAGATTGGATCGTTACCAGATGCATCACTAAATGGATCGTTAACGAAGTTAGAAGTAAAGTCATCAGCACCATCTGAACCAGCTGCACCAGTGTTTGATGCACGACCAGGTGTAAATGGGTTGGTATCAGCAGCTGAACCTGAACCAGCAGCATGAGTAGCTGGTGAACCGGTGTTAAATGCTGTACCTGAGAAGTTCGGGAAGACTTCATTGTAGAATGCTTCACGACCATCATCGTTTGTGTTTGAGTCTTGGTAACGTGCACGAAGCGCAAAGATCAGACCTGTTGGAGCTGACATTGGCTGAACACCACAAAGATCAAAAGCCATCATCTGTGGCATTGCACGACGTACAAGTGAGATGATGATTGGATCGTAACCTGCACGACCTGTAGCATTAAGAGTAGAGTTAGTATTTGAACCACTCATAGCGCCACCAAAACTTGCACCTGAAATAGATGCTTCGTCTAGAATGCCTGCTTCTTCGCGAAGAGCCTTCTCTGTGTTTTCGAGAACCTGAGCAACAACCGCTTTCTTATCTCTTTCCCCAATTGGGTCTAGATCTTCGTGGTTGATTACCGGTGCCCATTTTTCCATTAGGATATCGGTTGACATGTTAATTTCTCCTATTCAAATTTTATATGTCTAAATTTTCTTATATATTTAATAGTCTTATAATTTTCTTACTTAGTTACAGTCTTTGAAAGGAATTTCGCATACTGTGAAATAGAACTATCATTTTCTTCTTCAATAACAGTCCCACCGAATACTTCTTCACTCAATGAGCTTAGAAGAGGTTGTTCAGATGACTCGTCAAAGTAACCTTCTTTGAGTTGTTCGACTTTATATCTAAACTCGCTGATGTCTTCAGCTACAACATTCTCAGACAACTTTTCTAAGCGGATCTTTTGTGTCTGTGGAAGGTCATTACCGATTGTTTCAACGATTTCTTTTCTTTTAATATCCAAAAGCTCTCTGTTAGCTTCTTCTAAAGATGTAGCTTGCTCTTCAAGCTGCTCTTTATATGACTCAACTGCTTCAGTTAACTCATCAACTACAGATACTTCTTCTTCAGGGATATCAATAAAGTTTGATTCAAATACTGACTTCATTTCACGGATAAAGTTCTCAGCAATCTCTGTGCGAAGTGAATATTTAATTTCTAAAGCGTTCTCTTCTAACCATTCGTTAATGACATAGTCCATATACTGATTAACTCTCTCGTTAACCTCAAGGACTTTCTCATCTAACTCTGCTGCATACTTAGCTTCCATTTCTTCTTTAATAATGTTAGCTTTTTCATTTACAGCAGTCTCAAAGATTACTTTTGCTTTTTCTTTAAAGTCTTCATTAAGATCTTCAGAGATGTCATCAAGATCTTCTTTAACAGCACCCTTAGGATTTGCTTTAGTAGAAGTTTCATTAGCATCTTTTGATTGATCATGAGGACCTTCAGCAGGGTTACCACCTTTATCAGCTGCCTTACCTGTTACACCTGAAGCTTGATGCTTTTCGTTTTCAGCTTTACCTGGAGAAGATTCTAACTTCTCACCAGTTGCTTCTTCAACTTCTGCTTCTTCTTTTTTCATAGCAGCTTTGATGGCTTTGTCCTTATTATCCATATACTCTTTATCATCAGGCTCATGTTTACCATCTCCATCCATGTCACCTTTATCTTCCTGGACAGACTCATCATGTGACTCATCTTCATCATCATCATCGTCTTCGTCATCCTTAGCTTCCTGAACCGACTCGTCATGTGACTCTTCTTTATCATCGTCATCATCGTCATGATCATCGTCATGAGCTTCATCTACAGGAATCATCTTACCTGTAATTGGACATTTTTTCATCTTTGCTTCTTCAACTTCTTCAGTTGACTCTTCCAATGCCTCGTAATGAGCATTAAATTCTAAAAGCTCTTCTTCAGTCAACGACTCAACAAGCTCATTAAAATCTTCTTCTGATAAAGAGCTGATCTTATCCCAATCCCACTCTTCTTCAACTGACTCGTCATGTGACTCTTCATCGTCTTCGTCATCATCTTCGTCTGAGTCATCTTCTTCCTTCATGTTCTTCATTGACTCTTTTTCATCATCTGGAAGCTGCTCATCGTTAGCATTCTTTACGATTTTGGTGTCCTGATCTTCTTCCACAGTTCCATCATCTTCAGAGACAACGTCATCAGAGCCATCATCTCCATCATGTAGATCTTCATCCATAGCTTGGTTATGAGGTCCTTTGTCTGGCTCAGCAGTCGCAGAGGCATCAGAAGGATTTCCTTTTTCTTTGCTACCCATCTTACCAACATCTTTATCTCCTCCTGCATCCATTGCAGCACCTTTGTTGGATCCGATTACTTCTGATGAATTATCAGCAGCATCTGATGGAAGTTTACCTTTATCCATCTTACCAACATCTTTATCACCACCAGCATCCATAGCTGCACCTTTGTTGGAGCCAATTACTTCTGATGAATTATCTGCTGTGTTATCAGCTTTTGGTTTTGCGGTAGATGATAGCTTGTTAGCAGAAATAGACTTATCTGTCTTATCCTGAGCTTCGTCAACCTGCTCTTCTTCACTCATTTTATTTTGAGGGTTTTTAACCTTCTTAGGGTCAGTCATATCTGCCTCTAGAAGATCCTCAATCACTGAGATTAAATCGTTATTTTTTTCCATTGTATTAACTCCGTTAATCTATTTATATTAAAGTGTTTTTAAGAAGCTCTCAAAGACTTCTAACTTAACTTCATTAAGCTCTTTTAAATTAGCTTTTTTTAATCTTGCTCTTTGATAATCTAAATCTATTTGTTTCCAAATACCAGATTCATAAATCCATTCTGCTTGTTCATAAACACCTTCTACAAATGAAGACTGAGCCGAGGGATCAAATACAACGTCAGCAGCAGTGGTGAGTACAAAATCATTACCCACCATATTGTAACCTTCTCTAGTTGGATTTAATGATCCTAAACCACGAGAAGAAACACCAATTTTAACACCGTCAGAAAGAAGGTTCTCAACAATTTTACCCATTGGAGTAGAAAGCACTTTTGCTTTACCTTCATAATAAACTGCTTCATTAGTCTTGGTCTTACTAAGACTTTCTGTCATGATAGCGGCGCGCTCAGGGTTAACAACAGGTTCAGCTGGATGATTAAGCTCTCCTAAAGCTCTTTTCTGATCAATGTAATCTGTCTTATATGAATCAACAGCTTTATCCATTACGTTTTCTGAGTATATTCTATTATTCTTATTAACTTTTTCGGCTTGTAAGAAAGGACCAGTAATATACATTCTCTTGTTACTTCCTTTACCTTCAGAAATAACAGAGAGATCGTTAATAACTATATCTTCTTTAATGAGTTTCATATTTAACTCCTAAATTCAATAATTACATTACCGGTAGCTACATTATCAAACACTACTGTAATAGCGTTACCAGTAACATTAATACCGCCAACTAGTGAACATTCCCATCTACCTGTTTCAAAAGTCATACCATTAATTGTTACAGCAGATGGGCCCATATTCATAACCGTCTCAATCTTTCTAGCATTTAAAGTAACTGAACCGTTATCATTTGTAAAGGTAAAGTCTGTATCACTTAATGTATGACTAGCATCGTAGATATGAAGTACAACTCTGTTACCAGGAGTTGATCCATTGTTTCCCATTTGCTTTGCAATTGTTTCAATAGCCATTTTTTTCTTCCTTAATTTATAGAGTTAGCAAGAGATCTAGATCTGGTCTTAACTCTGCGTTTAGTAATTTTACCTTTAAGCGCAGCTTTCTTTTTAGCGCCGCCGCCCATTGCTCTCTTTGCTCTTTTAAGCTTGATACCCTTACGGCGTTCTTTAGCCTTTTGAGTACCGGTTTGAGGCAGGCATCTATTACCAGCTAGTCTCATTCCTGGACCACAGATCTTTTTCTTTTTAATCTCACCCTTAGCTCTTTTAAAAACTACTTTAACTTTACCAGGCTTCTTTTTAGCCTCGTCAATATTTTCATCTTCTTCTTCTTTAATAAACTCATATTCTTCAGCGAATAAAAGTTCTCTAAGAGCATTCATACCGTTAATAGATGGGTCGATATCAGCGAGATCAAACTCAAATACTAGATCCATAACAGTGCCGTCTTCATCTGGAGCAAAATCAAATGTCTCTTGTACTTCAGAATGCTTTTCGATCAGAGGTAAATCTAAATCAATCTCACCGTCAAACTCAACAGTTTCTTCAAACTGTTCAATTTCTACTTCTTGTTTAATCTCATCTAGTTGCTCTTCAGAGAATAGAAAATGTGTGTCGTGTGAGACACCATTCATCATCTGCTTTTTAAGCTCTTCTCTAAAAGTCTGAGTCTGATATTGTTTCCATTCAAGAAGATTCATGTTCATCACTCTTTAAATAATCTTTTGCCATAGTACGTTTCATGTCATCAAGTTGAGTGAAGACTCTCTTAGTCATCTCTTCTTTAAACGATTTAGTAAAATCATCTGACTCATCTGCCAATAAAAAATCTTTAACATCTATCATAATTTATTTATTCCTTTTTAACCCCAGAGTATAGAATCCATCTCAAGAGTTGCACTCTTTAATTCTTCCTCTAACTCTTGAAGTTCTGTTGTCGCTTCTTGCCAAAGCCCTTGACCATCAAGTTGTACTCCACCAGGAAGTTCTGTATTTTGATACTTTTTCAAATTAGAACCCCACTGTTGTTTTGCTAACGCGGTCGCGTATCTTTTTAACCACGTATTTTTATAAACTTCACCGGTAATTTCTGGATCGGCTTGTTCATACACTTCACAAAGTAAATAAAAATCACCTCTAGATTTACCTTTGCTTATTCTATTCCAGTCAACATCCATATACAATCTACTATTATATTGATTAAACCTTATAGCAGGGGATGTGTTTAGCATAAAGTCAATATGTTCTACATTTAATTTTTGTGTATAATAATTAGATAGACCTGTACCCTGAGCTGTACCATAAAACATATCAAAATTGTTTAGAAAATATTGATATTCAAAATTGTACATACCAGCATGAGTAAAAGAATCTACTTTTGAGACTTTAGTTACACTTACAATATTATCAGGTACTTTAATACCTATTTGACCTGTATCAGTAACAATTATATTTTGCTCTTCTAATAATACTTCTTCTTCTTTAAAGAACTGATCAAAACCATCTTGTTGAGAAATAATTGCACCGGGATTTTCACCACCATCTGAATCATATAATGTTTGTTCTGAGTCATGTTTAATATATATTCTATAACCCTGAACGTTATCTTTCTTTCTCATTACTCTGTCACCTACACGATAGTTCTGTAGGTTGTCTGAATCAAAAAACTCAGCGGTTAGGTCTTGATGTATTCTGTTATTACGTTCTAAAAGCTTAGAATCAATTTTTATTGTACGCCAAGATCTAATTGTACCGTCGTAATGATAGTTGTAGAAGAACTGAACAGCTTCATCAATACAATCTTCCAATTGTACATCAGCGATCTCAATGTTAATAACAGGAGCTCCAAGTCTCCTTAACATCCAATCAGCTAGTTCTTGTTTAGTTGCTGGTAAAGGCATTATACTCTTCTTCTATGGTTTCATTATTTATTGTTAGAACATCTTTCTCTCCAGAAGGAACTATTTCTGGACTTTGTAAGTCTTCTCCAAAGCCAGGTATAACATCATCTGGATCTTTAATTTGAGCTTTTTCCATTTCACTCATTATCTCATTATCAATACGAGCAATATCTTCTTCTGTTTGACCTAAGATAGACTTACGTACATATTCAATAGAGAAATATTTACCTACATACTCAGAAGCATCTCTTAATACATTAAGTTGGTCGTTAAGAAGCTCAACTTGTTTAAGTTTATCAAAATGCATATCCTTTAAATAATCGTAAGAAATGTATTGTCTCATTTCTTCGAATTCATTTTGAGTACATACACCTTTTAATACTAATTGTACTCTCAATACTTCATTAAAGACTTCTGCAAATTGTTTTCTTAGACGCTTAATAAACTTACTAAACTTTATTTCGTCTCTTGAAATGTCTGAGGCTCTTCCGAGCTGGAAGTTGTTGTCTTGGTTGATTCTTGAGATTGGGACATTGAGCGATTGATATAATTTCTCCTTGAAGTAATTGACGTCATCAAGGTCTCCAAGATTTTGTCCTCCTGGTAATGTCGAAATTTCTGTACCGCGCGAACCTTCTCGACGAGGGAGCCAGAAGTCTTCAAGGAGTGACATAAACTTTCTAGAGTCACGAATTTCTCCTGTGTTAGGGTTGTAGTCTATTTTGTTTCTGTATCTATTCATCATATCTCTAAGATATGTTTCAGCTTTGATCTTAGGAAGCGTACCTACATCAACATAAAAGATTCTTCTTTCAGGTGCTCTTGCAATACGATATACAATAAGAGCATCTTCCATTGAACGAAGATTATTAAAAGGTTTAATAGCCTTGTCTAAATAACCAACAATCTGTCCTTTGTTTCTATCAACAAGACCAGAAGGACAAAACACAATAGAATCTTTAGAAAGTTTTACGCCATTGTTTCCACCATCAGGAGAATACTCAAAATACTCTTCTACTTTAGTAAGAATAGGTACACCAGTTCTATTATCTTTTTCATAGAAAGGCTTAACATTTCTTTTAATCTTTAAAGCATCTATCTGTCTTAATTCTTTAATACCGTTTTTAGAATTGTCCGGATCGATAATTACTTGATAATAACATCTACCATCTACATACCATTGTCTAAAAAGATCATAGTTTCTTCTTTGAAACTTTAAGAGGTGTAGAGTTGTTTTAAACTCTTCTCTAATAATCTCTTTAATTCTATCATCAATATTAAGAAGATCTAATCGAATAGAGACTGAAGGTCTTTCATGCTCAGTAGTGAACGCCTCGTTAACGATGTCGTCAATTGCTGCGTCTGCTTCTGGATAAAATGAAATATCTCTATATTGAGCAATTAATGCATGCTCGCTTCTTGCCTTATTGTGCTGTTCGTAAGTATAACCAATGCGACCACCGACAGGTAGATCAGTTCCGTCATCCATTGTTTGAGGAATGGGTGACGGAGTAGGTTTATCTTTTTCATTTTGAACTAGCTCAAAACCGAACAGTTCTTCTTTTTGAATAGCCATAAGGACTCCTCATAATGTAATGAAGAGTTACTGAGTTACAGGAACCGTATCAATGTCAGCACTAACTCTTCCAGTAGTAGATACACTAGTAGTATTAGCCTCCCACCACTGATAAGCAAATGTAACAGCAAACTCTTCAATTGTATCTGTACTGTCGTATGATACATCAATTGTATCAACAACAGTCGGCCATGCACCTACGATTACGTATCTCTTAATGACAGCGCCTGTACGGCTTAATTGTTCAATTTCCATATTAGCTGTGTATGAGTCAAATGAAGCGGCATTAACACCTCTTCCTGATACGTTAGATGCTGCACCGTTAATCGCATCCTGCCATCTTTCGAAAGCATTCCTTACAGCAAAATTGTTATCATTAACAATCTGTACTGTCCAAGCATCAAAGATTGTATCACCTGATACTTTTAATTGTCTACCTCTAAAAGGAACAATTACTTCTCCAATGGTTCTTCCTGGCATCGCCGCTGTTTTAATCATGAAAGAACTAAGCGCTTCAGTTTCTCCTGCACCGAAAGCCGTGTTAGCAAGACCTTGAATGTCTGCGTTTGGCCAGTTACAGTTAACTCTGAATAGGTTAGCTCTTGCACCTCCACCAGCTAATGCTGTTTTAAAATCATCAATACGAACTGTCATTTTATGCTCCTGCTACCTCACTAAATGATACTCCAGTTCTCACCGCAACAAAATTCAAAGTAATGAAGTTAATTGAGCGAGCTGGCTTGATAAAGATGTCAGCAACAAATCTGTTTCCATCGATAACCTGTCCGGTGTTGTTTGATGTATCACAAACTACCTTAAAGTCTGTTAAACCTCTTCTAGCTTGAATCTCAGCTAAAAATGGCTCAACTGCATTGACAAATGTTCTTCTAGTAAGATCATCGTTGAATTCAAACAACTGGAACTTAGCTGCAGTTGCAATTGCTTTTTCAAGAACAATAAACAATCTACGAACATTAATTCTATCAAATGCTGATGGACGAGATAATGCAGTCTTGTCTCCATAAAGTAAAGTACCTTGGCCACGGAATGTAACTACAGGGTTAACTCTATTAGGATACAACTGATCTCTATCTGTTTGATTAGGGTTAAAAGATAACTTAACAACATTGTTAATGAATCCTCTATTCAAACCTGCAGGAGAGAACCATGCATCGTTTGTAAACTCTGCTCTAGCTGTTAAACCTGCTGTGTCAGAGTTAAGTGGAATCCAAAAATACTCGTCGTTGTATCTATCATACTGTCTTTTATAACCTGAATCGAATACGGCGTAAGAAGTAGAATTAATATCTGAGTAGTGATTAATAATTTTTTCCGCCGTTGGGTTATTTACTGAAGCTGAATAGCTAGGAGATAAGAATGCAATCGCATCTTTTCTTTTCTCTGCTATTGTTATAACATGTTTCGCAACAGTTTTCGATCTTTCTCCAGTAATAAGTAAATTTACATCTACAGTCTGATCATCTGAGAGAAGATCATAAGCTGTAGTATAATTACCATCAGAGACTGTTACACCATCATTACCACCATCAAGATCATATTTTCTTACACCTACAAGCGAAGCGTTTGTAGAAAGATAATTAAATCTTGTATTACCAGTTAGTGAAGTTAGAGAAGTACCAATAGTAGTATTACCAGTAATAGTACCGCTTTGTGCTGCAGTTTCTTCATTTAATACATACACCCATTGTGACTGATCGTTGAGGATATCAACGTAGAAGTTAGGACCACCATCTGCTGTTTTAGCATTTTTAGCTTTAGATACATAACCATATGTTTCTAATACTTCGTTAGCGTTACCGGTAATAAGTGTATCTGTTGTGTAGATGATAATATGCATTTCATCTTCAGGAGCAGTTGTATAAGAACTTCCCCATACACTTGTAGCTGGTACTGTGTCAAAGAAATCAGAACCTTTAGCTGAACCAAACAAAGTTTTGTTTTTAAAGTCTGAATCAGCCATGGAAGCATCCATAATGATGATACCAATGCTGTTTCCTAGTGCACCAGGATATCTTGCATACACACTACCATTAACAAGAGTTGTTTTTTCAACCAAGAAATCATCTAGATTATTTAGCTGAGCTGATGTAAGTGTTGTTGCTGTTG